GGCACACTGACCCACTAAATCGATTTTGGTGGGTTTTATAGTATGTGAGTACAGAACGAAACCAATGAGGTACTCCAATCTAGATCGACTGCTTTTTCTTGGATCCCTGGTGTGGATGATTCACTGGGTAACAAAAGTTACTGAAGCAGTTTTGAATGCATTATTCTGATGCTCACATTATATACTACTGGGTACAATTATAGCAAGAAACGTTGTACCAAAATCGTTGAATGGTTCATCACTAAAGAACTTCCACATCATAAACTTGAGATTACAGTTAATCATCGAGGAATGTTGCGCGAAGGAGTTTGGGGTTGGGTTGGTGTGACTGATTGTGATTATCGTCCACGTTCATTTGAAATTGAATTGCACAATCAAATGGATTCGGAGCACTATACAAGAACCCTTCTACATGAACTGTGGCACGTCTATCAGCACGTTATGGGGGATCTTAGGGATAAGTATGGAAAGAGGCACTGGAGGGGCATAGACCACTCTCTCACAGACTATTCTGAACAACCATGGGAAGTACAAGCATTTCAAATGGAACAAGTCCTCTATGAGGAATTCCTAAACCACTTGACAGACACCCAACAATCTCTGTAGACTACCTTTGTTGGGTTTGATGACCATCATCTAAACACTCTTAAAACCACAATGAAACTCAAGAAAAACCTTATCAACGTTCAACCAAAGAGTTCAAAGGCTAAGAACAGATTTGTGAACCAAATGGATAAACTTCATGCAATGGAGGTAGAACAGGAAACTGAGACTCAACTCTTTGTTGTTTCTATTAATCGTAAGTACTGTTTTTGGATGAATAAAGAAAACGATCCTCATTGGAGTATTATTAAATGATTGGATTGATTGCTGCACTTACTTGCGGTACGACCACGTACTATGGTTTGAACGATAATACTCATGGAAAAACTACTGCAAACGGTGAGCGGTTTGATGCTTATTCTTGGACTGCAGCTAGTCCTCATCTACCTATGGGTACACGCATACGGGTGACAAACCAAGATAACGGTAAACAAGTTATCGTTCGTGTGAATGATCGTGGTCCTTATTCTCATGCGGATCTAGATCTTTCTTATGCTGCTTTTGCTCATATAGAATCACCAAAAAAAGGAAATGCTGTCGTTTGTTGGAGGGTTGTTGGATGAAAAAACTGATTGTTCTTGCTGCACTTTTGTTTTCCTCTCCTGTCTTTGCACAAGAGGTTAAAACATATCGCCCATTTCGATATGAAACTGCATGTGGAATTGAAAAAGATGATCAATTCTATGATGATACTTGTGTGGTAATTGAAACACGAGAATCAAATGGTGCTCTACGCACTCGTAATATCTTTTCCAATCGCTTTGGATTGACAATCAAATCACGTTTTGATAAAGAAAAAGGTTTCGTTCAGTGGGACTCTCATAATAAATTTGAATATTCTTGGTCATATAAATCTGGAGGAATTGGATGGACTATGGTAATGCCCGGATTCCTAGTAGAAAATATTTCTTGGGACTAAATAACTCTGCCTGATTAAGGTTAACTGCAATTTATCTTTTCAGGTTAAAAGAGAGGGTGACCTCTCTTTTTTAATATAAATATCTTTGCAGTTAACCTTATAATTACGATGCCTAAAGGCATAATTTACTGTGCTCATTGTATTCCAACAGGAAAAAAATATATTGGAAAAACACTTAAGTGTTTAGAGAGAAGAAAGTCCTCACACAAAAGTGCTGCAAAGTATGAAAAAAGAAATTTAAAATTTTATAATGCTATAAAAAAATATGGATGGAATTCTTTTATATGGGGAGTAATTGAAGAATGTGATGTAGAATTACTAAATGAGCAAGAAGTATTTTGGATAGACAAATATAATACCTACTATAAAGGATACAATTCTACTTTAGGAGGTGACGCAACAAATCCAACTTGCTTTAAAAAATTTAAATTTAAATCTCCTAATGGGGAAATATTAGAAGGAGAAAATATTGCAGAATTCTGTAGAAACTATAATTTAAGTTCTTCATCAATGGGATGTGTTTTATCTGGAAAAAGAAAATCTCATAAGGGTTGGACATTACCCGAAACCAAAGTTTATGGATATGAATTAAGAACACTCAAAATTGAAAGAGAATTTACAATACAAAGTCCTGATGGTACGATTATAACTGGTAAAAATGTAACAAAATTTTGTAATCAATATAATTTAAACCCTGCTAGTATAATTAATGTTTTAAATGGAAAGTATAAATCATATAAAAAATGGAAACTTACAAAAACAAATTTAATAAGTCATAAATCTAGAATTGAAAAAATATCAAAAGAATTTGTTATTATGAGTCCCGATCAAACTATTATAAAAGAAAAAAATATTAAAGAATTTTCTAAAAAATATAATTTAATTCCTGGAGAAATATCAAGAGTTTTGTCTAAAAAAATAAAATCCCATAGAGGTTGGAAATTACCAACAATAGATACAAATCAAAACGTGAGCTGGGATTAGTCTATTAAATAGTAATCAAATACAAAAGTAAAAATGAACGAAGAATCTCAAATTGACAAGTGGAATCGTGGAGTGACTCTTTTTGAAGAAAGTGTGTTGAAACCTGATTCAGAACTTCGTAACTGTGCTCATAACCAACTTTGTTTTCACGAGTTGATGGCAGTTCGTGAACAAGTTCTGCAATATCTTAAGACTCTAAGACAATGAGTTCATATACATTTTGGTTTGCTATTTTTGCTTTGTTTACCTATTTCATAGTTACGGATAATAGTGTAGCGAGGGCATTTTATATGCTAACTCAACTGGCAAAAGTACAATATGAAAAAACAAAATGGTGGATACTGCATAATCCAGCAAATCCAATTGTAAAGTATTTGATATGGCGTAAGTCTATGAAACTTGCAGAAGAACTCATGAGGGAGTTTGAGGAAAAACAATGAAATATCTCATTCTCCTCTTACCTTTTATCACTCTTCCTGCAAGTGCAATTACTTGGAAAGAATTTTGGGAACCTTTTGAACCAAGAGTTTATTATAGAGAACCAGTTTGCACTGGAGTTGTGTATCGTGAGGAATATGTTCCAGGAGATAGGTGGAGACCTGGATATGTAAGATCTTGGAAAGAAAGAGTAAGAGTTCCTTGTTGGCCCAGATATTGAACTGTCACAAGACCCCTTGATTTCTGATTGAAGGGGTCTTATAGTATGTGCGTACAAATCAAGATCAATGACCTACAAAGCAAAACTCAAAGTTCAATTTGATACTGAATGGACTCCTACTTATGGTGGGTCTGGAATGTATGATGATGAAACTCTTCCTGAGGAGCATTATACTTTTGAGATTCCTTGTGAAGACATTAACACTATTCAACTGTTCCGTTTTTTTGGAACGATTGCCCGCACAATGGGACATAATGAAATTGGTATTATGAAAGGTGCTTGTTCGCTTGCATTTAATGATACGCGAAGTGAAGAGGATATGAAAAAGATTGCTTATGAGTTTGACCTTAAACTCTCTGAAGAGTATTCAAAAGAATTTGCTGAGATGCAGGATGAGATTTATGATCTGAAAGCAAAACTCTCACGTTTTGAGAATCCTGATAATCCTCAATATACTGATGAGGAAATGGATGCAATGACAGCAGAACAGTATAAGTATAAAGGATGGAATGGTCTTGTTCCTGGTTCTCCTGAAGCAGTTGAAAAAAATTGTAAGTGCCCTGTAATGGATAATGAAGATATGCCTGAGGATCGTAAATGGGTAAATGGTGATTGTCCTCTTCATGGTAAAGCAAAATGAAACTTCTTCAATATGGCGTGAGAAACGATTACGGCCGAGAATACTATATGACTCTTTGTACTGGAAGACATTATTCACTTCTTCAATTTGCGATTGATTATGGTGAGTATGGAAAATGGATTGAATTGCCTTATCTTCAAATCTCTATGGGTTATGGTAGGTTATTCTCCTTCCTATTCTCCATTGGTAGGGTAGGATTTACTTTTGATATTGCTGGTAGAAACTGGAGAGACGAACTTTTTTATTCTCAACCAAACGAAATTACTAAAGACTAAACTATGAGTTTTTCAAAGACTATTTCTGTTGTTGCTGCCCTCGCCAGTATTTTTGCTGCTGGTGCTGCTGGTTGGAAACTGGCAAATGAAAATCAATCTCAACCTGTAGAGCAAACACAAGTAGAGCAAACACAAGATGTTTCTGCTTTTGAAGAAAAAATTAATGACCTTGAAAAACAACTAGAAGAAGTTAAAGAACAACCAAAACCTGTAGTAGTACAACAACCTACTGTTCTGCCTCCAGTAGTATCACCACCCCCACCAGCACCAGTAACAACGGAGACACAACCATGAT